CACTAAGATACTCTCTTGAGTATCTGCGTCGGGAGCTGCGACGGTCAGTATCGCCCAGATCGTAAGCGCCAATATTGGGAAGCATAAAGCACTTCCCATTGGTGCAAACTTTCTGAGCTCAAGTACTGATCCATCGGGGAGCTCCGTCGATGAAGTCCTACAAGCCTCTAAGTACGTATATACGTGCTCAGGGAACAGTAGGCGAACTAGATCAGCGCTTACTCTATCCGAGGCCTCGTTGAGGTCAAGGGTAGAATACCGTCCGTCATAAGAGCTATCAATAGCTCTCATGCGGTTCGGGGTCTGATCTGTGAAGTTCACCTTCCCTTTAGTGAGAGGGTGACGCTCCACCAAACGAACGATAGCCCGGGATAGTCCCTGTTGAATCCATTGTTTATCAACGGGTTCGCAAGAGATTAACCTCGGGCCGCGACTGTCTTTCGGCACAAGGATAACCTTGGCCGGTAAGTCAGTATCCATGATGCTCGTGAGAGCATCAACTCGGTCACAAACATGACTCAACGAGACGAAAAAGTATTCGTCAAGTGGGTACTGTTTGGTGATCTTCGCCGAGACATTAGTCCATTCGTACTTCTCTTGAAGTTTTTGCTTTGTGGCAACAACTCCAGGGCCGTGCCGTGGATATATGTCTTTCGGGTCAAAACTAGCGAAGAGTCTCGATAAGAGAATCCTCGCCTCGCGTACTATTTCCGGTCTAGTATCCGTTTTATAACGGCTACGACGACCGGACTTAGCATGGTCAGCATCAGCCTCAAGTTCATTGAAACCGGCTGACAGGTTCGATAGATCATTTTCCGTTTCTTTGAAACGGTCAATGACTTGTTGTTCTTGTTCATCGGTATAGGGCAGTTTGTACTTATAAAACGGTACAAGAATCTGCCTGATGACTTCGACGCTTATTGCACACGGATCCGGGAGGAGTGTCCCGTCTGGTTTAAGGACTCTACTAAAGAACTCACCAAGAAACCTTGGAAGTTCACTCTTGTCCCAGGTTGAGAAACCTAGGCTTCGAGCGTTTAGCGGAGTATCCCCAGAGATGGCCTTGTCAAAGGCCTTCCCCAGACGAGGCAGAGTTTTCGTTAGAAAACTCAATCCTTCCGAGCGTGCACGTTGTCGTACGATATTAATCGTATTACGACATGCGCGAGTGTTGAACACCAATCCATGGGCGTTTGACGCGTCACGGAGTAGTGCAGCGATGATTTCTATTTCATCTAGGCTCTTATTGTGATCCATAAGGTATCACTCCTAGAGCATGCAACACACCGTGATCAATCAAACGAACTTGTTCGTAATGAAGATAAAACCAATGAAGGTCTCATCCACAAGGTTCCTGCCGACGGTAATAACGACTCGCCTTAGTAATCATACTAAGGTAAGAGTTGCCATACCAATCGAAACAGAACCTCTTACAGGAAGACTCAAGATAGTACAAAACTACCCCGACCAGAACCTCGAATACGTTAGTGCCGTTTCCCGATTAATAACCGTCAAAGACGGAAAACTAATCGTGATAGGCGGCGTATACGTGGAACCGGGAGAGGTGGTCCTATCTCTTATTGTCTGACTGTACACAACACTGAACTCCTCAATTAAGAAGCCTATGAAACATATGAATCATAAACTCCCTAACGGGGGAGAAGAGTTGTACTACGTCTGGTTAGCCGAGCATAAAGGGCATGGAACTTACGTTCCACGCTTGTTAGTCGGCACTCGAAGTGATCTACTTCGAGCTATCAGTGTAGCAAAACGAAACAAGAGCGACTATGTCCTACAACCTCTTCACTTCGGGAGATCCGTCTCCTGGGGTGATCGGGATAGGAAACACGTCGAGAACTACGTTTCTAACTGCATATCGGATGGGTGGTGGTCCGGAAAGCGTAAAATTACGCTTAATAACGGACTCCCTTCCCAGGGCAGACTTTACATAAGACTGTCCAAGAGCTGCTCTAATGTATAGAGCGAGTCTTACCGATCAAGGGCCTAAAGCCCCCCAGTTAGAAGCGCTACGGCGCCGTTCCCAGTGCCATCGTAGAGGATTGTTGTGCTCGCGCCTAAAGAGGCGCAAAAGCTCAACACTTCTGCGATAACATTGGCAGCTTCAGCGTTCGTGCTCGATGCACCAACAGGGTGGTCGAGTACGAGATAAGCTGAAGTGGTGATCTGCAACGTAGAGTCTACGCCAGAAGTCGATGTTTTATCGATCCTGACGACGGAACGTCTACGTTGTTTAAGACCACTTCCCGATTCGATGTGACTTACAGTCAATCGATGCGGGCTGGACGGTGTTTCGCTGCTTGCAGCGAACACTGTCTTACGGCCGACGCTCTCTATGCGGCTGAATTCAACCTCAGCCCCAGCAGAGTTCTTAACTTCGTTTGTAACTAGTGTGTTTGATAACATGCTTGTTGTGTACTGGATGATCTCCAGCGGATACGGTATATACCGTGTTTGTGTGACTACCTGCGCCGTGCTAACACTAGCGCGGTCGACAGGGCAAGCTCGTTAGAGCTTAGCCCGCTCGTCGTTAAAAACGAGCTAATGCTTGGTACACCGACTTTACGGCGGTAAGCCGTCTCGGTAACTACCGGCATTAATACAGGTGAAGGGTATCCAGAATGACCGGAATACACGCGTGCATAGTGATTACTCACTTTGTACATGTAAATGTTCCGTTCTCTCTTGATGCTCCACAAGTATCGCTGTATGGTTATCTTCGGTTCCATGTTCTGGATTTTGAAGTTGTCCAGCCATCGGCCTACGCCGACTAGCCAGTCAACTACAAAGGACCAGGGTATCGCGTTCCAAATAATGCGCGGGTTAAGGTTAACCCCAAACGCATCAAGGAGCGCTAACATGAGAGCATGCTCTCGCTGGTATTGAGTAAACGAAAAGTTGTACTCAACCATTGCATGGAACAGAGAAGACTCGTGAACGGTGTGACGGGTGACCGCGTGAGTGCTAATTCTATTTGTAACCTTATTGGAAGGAAACATATAGAACGCATCCGTGTGGTCATCACTATCATCGAACTCACGCCAGGAGAAGCGAAAATGCTTCCTCTGGAGCTTCAACGAACGAGTAAGTAGCGCATTTACTTGCGCTTCCACCCGCGATATAGCACGGTTTACACCTACTATATCAGACAGCATCGGAAGAAGGTTAAACTGCGATTGCAGAAAACCATCTGAAGATGCACGGAGTCCTCTGCGTAATGTGGAATTGCGTGGAATATGAATATTCCTTGCAAAACCCCATATATTCGAGAGGGTTGAGCGAACGGATTTGAGATCTTTCAACTCATAAACAGAGTTGATTAAACTCAATTCTTCCTTGATACTTGGCAT